GGGCCGCTATTTCGTTAAAAGCAAACGACCGGATTTACTTCAACAGCACGGCAACAGCGTCCGGCAGTCTTGATGCTAATTGGCGAACTACTGTTTTTGGTAGTGCTTATATGACTCTTGACAGTTCGTCGGGGGATTTGCTATTTGCAAACAACAGTGCAACGCAATTTGCAGTAGCGAACACGGCTTCGTCCGTGAATTACTTTAGGGTATTCGGGGCTGCAACTGGCGCAATGCCGCAACTTAGAGCCGGTGGATCGGACACAAACATAAATGCGGGGTATGTAACCAAAGGGACTGGGTATCACTTCTTCTATTCAAATAATGCTGCTGCGGTGCAATTTGCAATCAACGGTAGCCAGCCAAGCGCCGTCAATTATTTCCTAGCCCAAGGTTTTGCTACTGGAACAGGGCCATCTTTGACGGCAACAGGGTCTGACACAAACATCGACGCCCGAATCATTGCAAAGGGTACTGGCGTTGTAGACCTCGGAACTCCCACCGCTGGAACAGCAGGTGCAGCATCTGGATACATGACGATCAAGGTATCCGGTACGTCTTACAAAGTTCCCTTATATGCACTGGCATGAGGATAATATGGAAAATCAATATCTAATCTCGGAATCTCTTATAAAAGCTATCCATGAATATTTGTTGTCGCAGCCAATGCGACAGGTAGAACAGTTAGTAACGGCACTTCGCACAGCCGAAATAGCAAAACCGTCTCTACAGCAAACTGAATGACAACTAAACAGGAACTAAGAGAAGCGGCAGAGAGCGATCTCTGTACCTTCGCTAAACTTGTTAACCCTATGCGGATCTATGGTGAGATCCATGAGAAGGTATTCAAGTTCTTGCAGCATTCAGGCAATGATCTGAACCAACTCATCATGCTTCCTCGGGGACACCAGAAGTCTCACTGTTTGGCGGTATGGTGCGCTTGGTGGATAACGAAGCATCCTGAGGCTACGATCCTGTACATCTCGGCCACTGCACAGTTGGCAGAGGATCAATTGTATGCCATTAAGTGCATCATTGATTCGCCAGTGTACCAAAGGTACTGGCCTGAGATGCTGGACAAAGATGAGGGACGCAGGAGCAAGTGGAGTACTACGGCGATTAACGTAGACCATCCTGCTCGGGCTAAAGAGATGATACGGGATAACACAATCCGTACTGCTGGCCTGACTACGAACACTACAGGTTGGCATGCTGATGTAGTTATAGCTGATGACGTAGTAGTTCCTGATAATGCTTACACTGAAGAAGGCCGCAGGAAGACTGCTGCTTCCATGTCACAGATGTCCTCCATCAAGAATGCTGGTGGAATGGTTAAGGCAGCGGGTACTCGATACCACCCCTCGGATCAGTATAGTGTCTGGTTGAACCAGGAGGAAGCGGTATACAACGATAGAGACGAGATCGTTAGGTACATCCCAGTTTGGGAAACAATGGAAGAAGTTGTAGAGATTGATGGAGTATTTACTTGGCCTAGAGAGGCTAGACCCGACGGTAAACGCTTTGGTTTCGACAGGAAAATTCTGTCTAGAATTTATGCTGAGTACACTGACAAAACTCAGTTCCATGCTCAGTACTATAACAATCCTAATGATCCCGAATCTAATCGTGTTGATCGCTCTCGCTTCCAGTACTACGATCAGAAGTTCCTTAAGCAAGTGTCAGGCAATTGGTACTTCAAAGAGACACGACTCAATGTATACGCAGGAGTAGACTTTGCGTTCAGTTTATCAAAAAAATCCGATTATACGGCTATCGTTGTCATTGGCATTGATTCCTCTAACGATGTTTATGTACTCGATATCGATCGCTTCAAGAGCGATAAGATCAGTGAGTACTACGAGCGACTCGTCGGAATGTACAACAAATGGCAGTTCAAGAAGCTCAGAGCGGAAGTCACAACGGCGCAGCAAGTCATCGTCAACGACCTGAAACAACGGTTCAAGGAAGGCGGCATCTCTCTGAAGATTGATGAGTACAGGCCTAACAGGAACCAGGGTTCAAAGGAAGAACGCATTGCAGCAGTACTGGAGCCTCGGTATCAGCAACAGGCAATCTGGCATTACCGTGGAGGATACATCCCGGTACTTGAAGATGAGATTCTTCTGGCTCGGCCTGCTCACGATGACATCGTGGACACTCTGGCAAGTATTGTAGAGATTGCACAGAAGCCAAGAGAGCGAGTAGAGAAAGTAACAAGCACTCCTGTATCAGCTTCGTTCAACAAGCGGTTCGGAGGATTCGGAACAACTATGGGTGGAATAGCATATGGCAGGTAATGTAGCGCAACTCAAGGAACAACTTCGTCCTGATAATCTTGCAGGGCAGATTTACATGATGTGGAATGATTTCTACAATCAGCGTAAGCCTTGGGTAGAGGAACAGAAAGAACTCAGGAACTACTTGTTTGCTACGGATACTAGTAAGACTAGCAATAGGACACTGCCTTGGCGTAACAGCACTACCACGCCTAAGCTCACACAGATCAGGGACAACCTCCATGCTAATTATATGGCTGCACTCTTTCCTAATGACCAATGGCTCAAATGGGAAGGATTCTCGCTTGATGACGCTACTAAAGCCAAGCGCGAAGCCATCGAATCGTATATGCAAAACAAGACTCGACTTGGTGGATTTCGTACTGCTATCTCTCAGCTTCTGTACGATTACATTGATTATGGCAATGCTTTTGCTGATGTCGAATGGGTGAATGAAAACAAGGAAGACAAGCTGACGGGAGAGAAGATTCCTGGCTATGTAGGGCCAAGGGTAACACGCATCTCTCCTCTGGATATCCTTGTCAATCCTGCTGCGTCTTCGTTCAAGAACACGCCCAAGATGACACGCAAGATTATGAACCTCGGTGAACTCAAGGCACTAGCAGAAGACTTTCCTAACGAAGGTTGGGTAAGTGAAGCTCTAGCCAAAGCCATGAAGTTCCGGCATGACATTGCCAATGGTCAGTACAGCATCGAGGACTTCGATAAAGCAGCAGGCTACACCATTGACGGCTTCGGGAACCTATACGAGTACTACCAGTCTCCGTATGTAGAGCTGATTGAGTTCGAAGGTGATCTGTACGATCCCAATACGGATACTCTCATGCGTAACCATTGCATTACGGTCATTGATCGTTCCAAGGTAATCCGGCAAGAAGTCAATCCTAGTTGGTTCCCCAAAGGTTCCAAGGCTCACGTTGGCTGGCGTCTGCGTCCTGACAACCTGTACGCAATGGGGCCACTGCACAATCTTGTTGGTATGCAGTACCGCATTGACCACTTGGAGAACATCAAGGCTGACGTATTCGATCTGATTGCATTCCCTCCACTCAAGATCAAGGGCGAGATCGAGGAGTTCGATTGGGCACCGGGAGCCGAGATCCATATGGATGTCGAAGGCGATGTCACCATGCTTGTGCCTGACACTACGGCACTGGCAGCGGACACACAAATCGCTATTCTCGAACAGCGAATGGAGGACTACGCAGGCGCACCTAAGCAGGCTATGGGTATCCGTACTCCTGGTGAAAAGACTGCTTACGAAGTGCAATCCCTTGAGAGTGCAGCAGGCCGTATCTTCCAAGAGAAGATCCAGAACTTTGAGGTGGAACTGCTTGAGCCTATCCTGAATTCCATGCTGGAAATCTCCCGCAGGAACATGGACGCAGCCGATATTGTGCGTGTGTTCGATGATGAACTGGGCGCTCAGATATTCTCCACGGTAACCAAGGAGAACATCACGGCTAATGGCAAGCTGAAGCCTGTAGGAGCACGGCACTTCTTTAGCCAGCAGCAATTGATTCAGAACCTGACGGGTTTGTTCAACAGTCCGGTAGGTCAGTTGATTGCACCGCACGTATCGTCCAAGCAATTGGCTCGTCTGGCAGAGGATCTCTTTGGTGTAGAACGCTATCAGTTGATCTCTGACAACGTTGCTTTGATTGAACAGTCAGAACAGCAGCGATTGATTGCTGTACTCCAAGAGCAGGCTGTTGGCGAGGACGCTGCAATGATGGCAGCAGACCAGCAGCAAATGCCACTTGGTTGACAAGTCAACTATATTCTGCGATAATCAGAGACTATTATGGCTAAGAAAGGCGAGTTTAAAAAGAACGCTACTGCTGACAGTGTACGACAAAGAAAGTACAACAGCCAGCCAGAACAAAAGAAGAATCGTGCTGCTAGGAATCAAGCCCGTAAAGAGGCTGAACGAGAAGGCAAAGTCTCCAAGGGAGATGGCAAAGACGTAGACCACAAACATCAATTGATGGAAGGTGGTTCCAATCATAAATCCAATCGTCGAGTAGTTAGCAAGGGTGCTAATCGAATTCGCGGTGGGCGACTAGGAGGAAAGCGATGAAAGGCATGATGAAAGACAAGAAGGGTATGGGCGCTATGCCAGCCGCTAAGATGGCTGCCAAGAAAGCGGCTATGAAGAAGGCCAAGAAAGGCAAGAAGTGAAAAAAGGTCTGTACGCTAATATCCATGCTAAACGAAAGCGTGGAGAGAAGATGCGAAAGCCTGGCTCTAAAGGAGCACCTACGGCTGAAGACTTCAAGCAAGCTGCAAAGACTGCTAAGAAAAAGTGAAAACAGTTTGGTTCAAGGGCGCTAGGGACGATCAAGGTAAAGCGGACAGAAAGTCCCAGATCGTCTCAGCAGCCAAAGCCC